AACTTGGTAAGTTAAAAAAACCTAATCCGAACGACACAGAATTGAGTCTAATGGAAGAATTACTAGACTCTACGGATGATGATGCCCCTTGGTTTTATAATCCTGACGAGTTCAATTGGAATGCTAGAAACCAATTAGAAATCAAAACCAGAGAGTCTAACGTAGATGACGTAATAAGAGGTTTTAAGTCTGTAAGTCCGAGCAAGAAAGGCACTGGAGAAAAATCATATGCTCTTTATCAAATAGGAACAAAGAAAGTTAAGATAGAAGCAACTAAAAAAGGATTGAGTGATCTATCTGCAGCAACTATAACTAAAATGCAAGAGAGGGGTGCTGCTGTAGTCTTTGAACGTGCTATAAAAGACAACGTAAAATTTAAAGATGCCCAAGCAATCGTAAAAGATAAAGGAACTTATGATAGATTGTTAGAAATATGGCAAAAAGAGGGTGAAGATATTGTTGACATGGAGTGGATAAAAAGTTTTTATAAAATGACATGTACATTGATGGCAAAAGTATCTCCAAGAAACATAGAAGAATTTGATCGTGATGAACCTGGCGGATTTATGGAGTATATTACTAAGGTAATTGGTAGTGATCCATTCAATATATCTAAAAAAGATAACTGGGATCCTGCTGACGTGTGGTTAATAAGAGATCGTTCTGCAGCAGAGAAAGCAATAAACGAAGTTGTTGAAAGAAATGGTTCTTTAAAGCAATTAAATGCGGTAATGCAGTCATTATTCAGCACCGTTAAAGATCCATCAGGTCCTACAGTATTTGGTATCTCACTAAAAAAAGTGAGTAAAGGAGATTGTGCTACATTAGAGTATGCAAACCACAATCCTAAGTTTTTCAAAGACTTAAAGAGTATAGAAATAAAATTTCAAAGTGCCACTTGTGACATGTCAACTAAAGAATCTAAAGGAGAGAAGGTATTAGGCACTCAAGATACCAGATTTATCGTAAAAAGTAATGGTGGCACAGAATATAACTTCCAAATCAAAGCAAATGATTCTGCAAAATTTTCTGGATTAAAATATGAACCTACTGCAAAAGGTGCGGGTGCTGCTAGAATAGGAAAAGCAACAGTAGAACTTGTTATTAGAAAAATGGAACATTTTAACAAATCTTTTGACCCTTCTAAAGATAGTTATCCAGTAAGTCTAGATGATTTAATAGATAAAAATGGTGAAGACACTCAAGCTGGCAAGAACATCAAAGAAATGTTATCTTTTATCAAGGCAAAGGGTGTTAATCTAGTTGTTAATAAAGTTGACGAAGCATATGAAAATCTGTTGATGAGTATGGGAAGCAAACCATACGTAGCAAACTCTAAGATACAACAAATAACATGGTTAAATGAGATAATGTCATTAAGTAAAGAAGACTTAGATGATTTCAGTACAGATTTTGTATTCATGGCAAAGAAAGAAGGTGAAAAATACGGTCCTTTTGCAAAATTGTTCTAATGTCTAAGAACACTCACCTAGAACATTTAGAAGATAGCATCTTGTTAGACGGTGAACAAGGTGCTACTGACGCATTTATGTTCTTAGACGAGTTAGCAAGGGTATTCACAGGAGTGCAGAAAAATAGTTTTAAAATTACTACAAAATGGGACGGTGCTCCTGCTGTATTTTGTGGTAAATATCCTGGCACAGATAGATTTTTTGTTGGTTCTAAATCTATATTCAACGTCAACGCAAAAGTTAATTTTACAGACAAAGACATAGATCTTAACCATGGTAGTTCGCCAGGTCTTGCTAAGAAATTAAAAGATTGTTTAAAATATCTACCAGAATTAGGTATAGAAGGTGTTGCACAGGGTGATTTGCTATTCACTGATGATAAAGTAAAGAAAAAAATTAATGGAACTAACTGTTTAATATTTCAACCTAACACAATAACCTATTGTATACCACAAGAAGACGAATTATATGAAAAAGCATCAAAAGCAAAACTTGGTGTAGTTTTTCATACCTCATACTCTGGCAACGACATTGGAAGTATGTCAGCTAAGTTTGGATATGACGTATCGCAGTTAGATGACAGTAAAAATGTCCTTGTTTTGAGTGCTGAGACAGGTCAATTAGGCAGCGATGTATTGTTGACAAAATCAGAGAAACAAACTATGGAAAAATTAAAAACTAGTAGTGTTTCTTACCTCAGAAATGCGTCTAGTTTCTTAGATGAGGTGGCAGAACAGATAAAATCAAAAGATCAACTAGTGATAGGAACTAGACTAAAAATATTTTTTAATAAGTATGTTCGTGAGGGTAAAAAACTACCTAATTCTACTGTATTTGTTACAGAATTTCAAAAATATTTTGAGACCGAAGTAAAAAAAGCAGCAGATAAAGTTAAGACACCAAAAGCAAAGGCAAACAAACTAACTAAACTGTATGATGGTTTAGACATGATAAAGGATAAGAAAAAAGCACTAATGAGCACAGTAGATTTGTACTCAGCAATACAAACTGCTAAAGAAATGTTCATACGTAAGTTAGAAACAGGTGAAAGATTTGGCACATATCTAAGAACTGAAAATGGATACACTGTAACCGCACCAGAGGGGTATGTTGCTATACAAGATGGCACCAATGCAGTCAAATTAGTAGATCGTTTATCATTTAGTGTAGCAAACTTTAACGTAGAAAAAAACTGGGTCAACGGAGATACTAAGCAATGAAGAAAGTAGTATTTGCATATGGTAGATTCAATCCTCCTACCATAGGACATGAAAAACTTATACAGGCAGTGGCAAAAGAGGCAGGATCTGATGATTGGTTGATTATACCAACACAGACAGCAGGAGAAAAGAAAAATCCTTTACCATATAATATCAAAACAAAATTTATGAAGATGATGTTCCCACAATATGCTAGTAATATAGATGATAAGGCATGTTGCAGAACTCCTGTAGATGTTATGAAGCATTTGATGATGAAGGAATATACTGATGTGGTAATGATGGTAGGTTCCGATAGGATAAATGATTTTGGTTGGTTACAAAAAAATAATAGAGGAGATGACTACTCATTTTCTACCATAGAAATTAAGTCTGCGGGAGAAAGAGATCCAGATAAAGATGGTGCTACAGGAATGTCCGCATCTAAGATGAGAGAGGCAGCAGAACAGGGTAAATTTTCAGATTTTGCGAAGGGAATACCCGCCACATTGACCGTCCAAGACAAAATGGAGCTTATGACAGAAGTTAGAAAGGGAATGGGTTTATAAATAAACTTGATATGTACAACTATATTCATGAAAAGTCTTTCAGACTTCACTAAGAAATCCAAAGTTGCGGAAGCAAACATCACTCGTGATAAGTTCTATAAGAACGAAGTGTATAAGAAGGGTGAGTGGGTTCTTACTGAGCAAGGACAAGTTGGTAAAATACATCGACGAGGTCCTAACTACGTATTATGTCTCACAGCAGAGAACACAAAGTTCCGCAGTTGGATTACAGACATAAAAGAAGTCTTTGAGATTGGCACTGATGCATATCGAGAGTATGTTATGTCTATAACACCTGGTCAAAAGGTTGCAAAACCTAAAAATACTGTCAAGGTGCCAGAGACTATCCCAAGCAAACACCCTACAAATAAGATGGATAAACACGAGTCTAAAAGTCTAGCACAGGTAGCTGCTGAGACTATGCTAAACCCTAAATTCAAGTCTATGAAAGAGACTTGGAGATACGATTACTCTGCTAAGATTGGCAACACAGACGTAAAAGGTCTTGGTGCTAATGGCGTAGGTGGCGGTGACGCACCTGGCATGAAACTTGCAGAACCCGCAGGACAAGAAGGCAAACCAACCATCAAAAAAGTACAACATTCATGTGCTACTAAGGTAGAGCACTCAGAATGGGGTAAGGGCAACTGCTTAAAAGAGCAACATACACTCGATGAAGAAGGTAACATCACACATTACGATGTTATGTTTGAGCATGGACTAGAGCAGAACGTTCCAGTTCCTACACTAAACATACTTGTAAGTGAGATGCACGAGCATGTAATCAATGACGAGAAGAACGAGATAAACGAGAAGAATTTAGATCCAGTCAACCCTGTTGCTGTTAAGAAGAAGTTTGCTAACAGAAAAGATAAGGACGTTGACAACGATGGTGATGTAGATAGCAGCGATAAGTATCTACACAAGAGGAGAAAGGCAATCTCTAAGGCAATGGCAAAAGAGCATCACCAGAAAGATGCTGATGGAAAGGTCATTGAGCATGATGTAGAAGAAACTACACCAAGTTCAGTAGAAGAGGCAAAGAAAGGTCTCTATGCTAACATTCATGCTAAGAGAAAGAGAGGAGAACCACCCGCAAAACCTGGCGATGAGGACTATCCTGCTAAGGATGCTTTCAAGAAGGCAGCAAAAACTGCTAAGAAAGAAGAGGTAGAGGTAGAGACTGAGAGCATGGCACAAGCACGTAAGAACGTTGGTGCATCTACATGTTGGAAGGGTTACAAAGCGAAGGGAACTAAGATGAAAGGTGGGAAGAAAGTTCCTAACTGTGTCAAGGAGTTCTCTGAGTGGAGAAGAATTGCTGAAAAAAAGTAGCGGGCAGTCCTGTTGAGGTCATGCCTGAGTTGGATGACCCAGATGGGATGAAGTCAGG